AAAAAATAATAAACTGCACTAAAACGGTTCAAAAAAAAAAAATAAATTAATTGCACTATTATGCACTAAATTTATTACATTATACAATGCAAGTCAAGAACGAAGCAGAGGAGGCTTGACCATGCTCTTTTATCTTCAATCCGATTTTTTCACTTTCGTCCCTGGCGAGCTCGAATCTGACGGCATCGACGGGGAGTTCTATCTCAAGCTGTTCAATGGAATGGACGGAGCCGGTTTTACATCCGCGCTCGACTGCTTCCGCTCCATCGCTTCGCGCCTCTCCTGCGATTCAAATTTCGGGGATTTCCGGAAATCCAACCGTACAGTCCGTGATGATGAACTTGGACGCGACGGGTTCTTCGAGCTGGTGTTCAATTATGCCGACGGGCGGTTCCAGATTTTCACCCTGCAGATGCTCGACGGATCCGTGGACGAGGCGTTCACCGCTTTCCAGGCTCTATGTTTCAAATCTGAAGCCTTGAACCCCGTGTAAAAATTGAACGGGCGACCGTCCATGAAAAACGTTTTATTTTTATTGTCTAAAGGAGGCTTAAAATGGCAGAAAAAAGATATACGATCCTGAAGGATGGTGATTTTAGAATTGAAAAACATCCGGGAAAATTTCCTAGCCGCTTAAATTTTGAACGACTCGAAGGAGTCGGCTATACAAAATTGTTCACTAAAAATGAACTGAACGATTTTGTCCGGGAAGTCGAAGTCGTCGCCAAGGCCTGCAACATCGAACTTCCGGAAAATTATTTCTTCCCTTACAACAAGGAATTTTTCGGACTATACGCAAATCGTGCGCAGGCCGCATGCTATGGAAGCGGCGAAGAAGTACGATGTGCGTTGGAAGATTTTAATAGGTTACAGGATTTCCTGGCTGGTAAGGTTGCGGAGCCTGTTTGACGATTTCCAATACGACGCGATAGCCTGTATTGGACATTGCCGTCGAGCTATATTCAATCGCTACAATCCTGAATTCTGTCCCTCGCTGTAAAATTCCCTCAAATTCGGGATCGGTCGCAGGCAATCTCATAGTAGCCTCCTTGCCATCCCATTTTGTCGGAGATGTGTCTCGGACTCCAAACGCAGAGAAAGGCTCCGCATAAAGGCATTTTGTCCCCTTCGGTGCAAAAATTTGAAAATCAAGATCTCGATCGAATCCAGTATCACTTGCAAACGACGTTGACATGAAAGCCTTCTGCGTGCCAGTCTTTCCCTTGAGCTTCTTCGTCAGCATCTTCGCCACTTCGTCGCCCGATTTAGCAGTTTTTCTGGCATTGAAAATTTCCGCATCAAGGTCAATCCCGAAAACGCCAGAAAAAGTTCCCCATCTTTGCCCGCTCCTCAGCCATGTATCCTTTGGCAGGCTCGTGCTGTCGATGAGTCTCGTCAGGTTCGGGTTGCGCTTCGTGACCGCCTCCATCACGTCCTTGTTAGCAGAATAATGCACACCGTACAGCGGTTCGTTGTTGACGCACGATCCACTCGTGTAGTAGTATGCGGCCTGTTTCTGCTCGAGCGTGGCGTTCTGCCAGGCGTTCTTCGCGCAGCTGTCGATGATTTCGGTGTCCTTCGATCTCCATTTCGAACGATCGATAAACTTGATACTTCGTTGTTTTGCCGTGCTCGGCTTGAACGAAATTTCCGGATAGACGTCGCTCGGTGACGGATCCTTCGGTTTTACCTTCGCGGCACGTTTTTCCGCCTTGTCGATTTCCTTGTTCAGGGCGTCGAGTTCCGCCTGGGTCGTCGGGGTTCCTGCCTTCTTGAGCTTGTTCACGTAGCCCGTGAGCGTCTTGTCCTTGGCGGATTTCGCCATGGCTTCAATGGCAGTAACCTTGGCGGTCGCATCGGATACGCCTTTCTGGAACTTGACGCCAGCGAGCGCCTTCTCGTACGCCTTCTTCGCCACTTCCCAGGTGGCGTATTTCTTGTTCTTCTCGACGTACTCGATCTCGAACTCGAGCTTCTTGATCTTCTTGTCGATGTCGAACTGTTCCAAGTATTCGAGCTTCTTCCGGACGGCATCCTGCACCGCCTGGGCTTCCTTGAGCCCGTGCTTCCTCATGGCGTCGAGCGGGTCTCCGAGCAGGTCGAGCTTCGATGCTTCCGCATCCACCTTCGCCTTGAAATTCTGCGCAAGGCCTGCCGCCTTCGTGTACTTGCCCTGACTTTCCGCCTTCTTGACCGTGGACGGGAAGGCGAGCCCATTGATGCCGGAATATTCGCCACGGATGTCGTCCACCGTCTTGATGGCTTCCTTGATCTTCGCCTGGCGAGCGTCCCAGCGCTGCTGGATTGCCGTGGCCTGTTCCTGCGTGCGCTCGGCGTGTCTCGCTTCCGCGTTCCGGAGGATCCTGCGCCGGTTCCAGGCGGAAACGATCGCCCGTTCCATCTCTTCGGTCCGGTCCGCATGGCGTTTCACAGCGGCGGCTTCGAGCCGTGCCGTCCTCGCTTCCTCCGCCAGCTTCCTGGCGTTCTCTTCGGCTTCCTGTCTCGCCTTTTCGGCGGCCTGTCTTTCGGCTTCCGCCCGTTTTGCCGCTTCCTTCGCCGTTCTCAGCGCCTCCGCGGCCTTTTCCCGTTCAGCCTGTTCCTTCGCCTTCCTTTCGGCTTCCGCGCGTTCCTGCGCTTCCTTTTCGGCCAATTCCTCGGTTTCCCGCTGTTCGAGCAGGTCGGAGTCCTTGACCTCGTAGTCGCCGTCGATGGCCGGGTCCCACATGACCATGGAACAGCGGCACTGGAAGTCCGTCCCCGGATGGCCGTGGTACATGTCGCCCGTGCGCCTGTGCTCGATGGGGCGGAGCGGCTGCTTCGGGTTCTGTTCGAAGTAGACGTCGCCGTCCGTGACGGAGCAGATGCGGTCGTTCATCAGCGCGTGCGATTCGCGTTCGCGCCCGTCGATGGTGGTGAGCCACTTGTAGTACTGGACCCCGGAGCTCCTGTACGTCTCGAGCGTCACGGCCGTGTTGAGCTTCGCGAGCTCCGTCCGTGCGATGAGTTCCGCCCTGTGCTTGAACTGGGACGGCAGCTGCTTCTCGATCGCCTTTTCGAGCTGGTACTTGTTCCAGCCTGCCTGCTTCGCTCCGGCGACGATGACGGCGATCTTCGTCTTCTGCTGTGCGCATGCCGAGACGCACAAGTCCTGGAACGTGGCGTGCCAGTCGTTCAGGATCCATTCGGTCGATCCCGGCGGGTAATACGGGGCGCCGATGATCATTTCCGACTGCCTGCTGAAATTCTCGCGAGCCTTCCTGTCGGTGCGCATCTCGATGCTCGTGAGTTCTCCCTTGAAGGCGTCGGACAGCACCGGCTGCGATTCGGAAAGATCGCCCTGGTCGTCCCTGAACGTAGAGAATCCGACCAGGGCGGCTTCTAGGAATTGCCTGTAGATGCGCATGAACTCCGCGACGGTCTTCTGCTGGAGCTCGCGCTCCAAACCGCGCGGGTAGAACTGCTGCGCGTTCATGACGGGACGACGCCCGCGTTTCGTTCCTGCCGCCATCGCGGCTCGTGCGAATTCCTGGAATGCTCCCATCCCTTAATCCTCCGAATCGACCGTAAGTTCGAACGAGTGCCCGTTCGCATAGCGGGCATTTCTCACTTCGTCCGCTGTGAGGATTCCCGCGTTGATCGACGCGATGTCGATCTCGTTTTCCTTCTTCCTTGCATCGAGTTCTTCCGTGATCGTGCGGGTGTCGATCGTGCCCCACGTGAACCCGGTCACGTCCTTCTCGAAGTTGCGCTTCGCAAAATCGGTGAAAAGCGAAGCCGACGGCTTGTAGAGATAGCGCTGGCGCCATGCGTTCACCGTCTTTGCGTACGCCTTCGCGTCGCCCTCGTTCGTCTGCGCGAGCCCAGTGGCGCTCTGCCCGAAGAGCAGGCTCATCGGCATGTGGCTCTTAGCGGCGGCAAGGACGAAAAGCTTCTGCATGACGTCGGGGATCCCGCCGAAATTGTGCGAGAGAATCTGGAACTTGTCGTTAGGTCCTGCGAACGCGGCGCGCATGCTGTTCATGCACAACTTCACCATGCTGATCAGGTCGTGTACGTCCTTCAATCCACAGTCCGGCTTCGAGAGCAGGTCGTTGATGCCGTCGAGGGTGACAAGAAGTGTCCCGGTTTCCGTCGCCATGTTCACGACCGATCCCGTGACCGTAGCGATGTCCTTCAGCGCCTTTTCGACCGGACGCAGGGCGCTCGTCCCGAAGAACTTCTCCCGGATGCAGCCCGAATTCTTGAGCGCTCCCGACAGCCGTTTCCCGTGGAAGACGGTGCACCGCTGCGGATGGATGCGCACCTCGTTCCCGTCCATCAGCTTCACCGGGTAACATTTCGGCGTGTCGCCCTCGAAATCCGATGACTGCAGGGAAATTTCCCCGGCACCGTACACCCGGAATCCGGAAAGTGTCCACCTGTCGTCGGGCGCTTTCTTCAAGTTCGGGCCGTTTCCGGTCTGCTCCTCTTCGTATTCCTTCACGATGACGGCGCCTCCCGTCAGTCGCAGTTCCTCGCCAGCGCTCTGGATAGCCTCGACAAGCCCCGCCTGCATGGCTGCTTCAAGGATTTTCCCGTCGTCATCCCCGGCGAGCGTCGGGTCGTTCATGAACGCCGTCTCGACGGGATTGCAGACGATTATGTCGGCGAGTCCGTCGAGCATCTGCATCCGCGCCAGTTCCCCGAGGTCCGCCGGCGTATACTGTCCCGCCTTCGTCTCTTCGGTCTTGTCGATGCCGATTTCGCCCAGACCCGTCACCAGGTTCGTATAGGCGCCATCGCCGAAAGTTTTCTTTTTGCCAATTGTATTCTTGCCCATTGTCTCTCCTAGAGCCATGATGCGATCCCTCGCATGGCGTGCTGTGTAAGGTAAAGGATGCCCTGGTCCAGGGCGTCCACCTGGTCGTCGTGATCGACGCCGGGATACATGAAGAACTCGTTCTCGAAATCGGTAAGCCACGGGGCGGACCTTGGAAGCAGCAGGTTCCCCGCCTCCACCGTCGGAGCCGCGCTGTTCGCCCTCTGCTCCTTGCTCCCCTGGGGGTTGAATGCGATGATCCCAGGCACCTTGCTCCTGAGCGTAGCGATGACGGCCGGACCGTTCGCCTTGTCCTCGACAACCTTCCCCGTCGCCATTGGCCATTTTTTCGTCATCCGAAGAATGGCGCGAATCTGGCTCGGGAAGTCGATTTTCGAGTGCTCGCAGTCGAGAACGTAAATGTCGGCGCCGATCTGTCCAAGGACAAAACCCGCGACGAAGTCCCCCGATTCCGAATCCTTGAACGTCAAGTCCCAGCTCTGAATCACGCGGTCGAAAACCGCCGGGGCGGTATCGTAATACCGCACCCAGCTGCGCTTGAAGATGCCGCCTGAACGTGGCGTCGGACGCTGCTGGTAAAGCGCGGACCATTCGTACGAGCCGATGGTGCGTTTCAGTTTCAGCAACGCCTCGATCGGATACCGTGCCGGATGCAGCGACTCGCCTTCCTTCCGGTTCGGTTCGTCGTGTTCCGCGATCGCCGGATAATTGATGACGGTCCAGCTGTCGCCTCCCGCCTTCTCGTTCTGCAACAAACGCCCCACCAGGTCGTCCTTGTGCCAGCGAGTGACCGTCACGATCACTCCGCCACCCGGTGCAAGGCGAGTAAGCGCCGTGGATACGTAAAAATCCCACACCCTCTGTCGTATGGTAGGGCTGTCCGCCTCGGCCCTGTTCTTGAACGGATCGTCAATCGAGAGGATGTCAGCTCCCATGCCGTTGATGCCGCCTCCGACACCGCACGAACGGAAACTCCCGCCGAAGCCAGGGATTTCGAAAAGTTCCGTAGTCTTCGTGTGGGCTATATCTCCCTTCCGCTTCTCGAGCGTGACGCCCGGGAAAATCTCGGAGTATTCTTCCTGCCCCATAATCCGCTGCACGTCCCTGTTCAGCCGCTTGGCCAAGGCATCGGAGTATGTCACCGTCATGATGTTGAGGAACGGGGCGATTCCGAACGTCCAGGATGGGAACCGGCGATTGACCAGTTCCGTCTTCCCGTGTCTCGGCGGCATCGTCAGGATGAGCCGAGGGCTTTTCTTGTCCAGGACATCGGCAAGGAAAATCCCGAGTCTCGCAGCGATTTCGCGGTGGACCCACCCGATGTCGTACGATGGGTATGTCGCCTTGGTGAAGGCGAGCAGGTTCCTGCGGGACAGGGCAGCCCTTGCGGGTGTCATAGTTTCACCCCCATGTCCAAGGCTTCGGCCCGCATTTCTTCCGGAGTCACGGCAGTTGTGCCCTGCTGCCTTGCGAGCGCCACGTCCTGCGGGTTTTCCGCCATCTTCGAGATTGCGGCGATCCTTGCGCGCTTTTCTGCGGCGTTCAGCGTCAAGCCTCCCGCCTCGAAGATGAAGCGGGCCGCCGAAAGGTCACCGGCGAGCGCCTTGAATATGAAAACGGAAATGATGCCCCTGGCCGCGTCCACCTTTTCGTTGGCGTCCACGCCGACCTTGTACAGGATATCGGCGAGGTTCCCGCTCGTGGGGATGTTGGTCTTGAGCCCCTTCTTGACAAGGTTCTGTAACCGGCGTGTCTCTCCGCCGTTTGACGCCTTCGCACCGAGTCGCGCGAGAGCCGACATCTTTTCGTGCATAGCCTTGTCTACCATGGCTATGCCCCGATCTTCGCCCACCAGGCGTTGAATTCTGTCCAGCTTACGGTCATTCGACCGCGCGGCGTCGCGCGGTGCACCGGAAGTCCCCGGCTATCGACCCATCCGTGTACCGTCCAGTAGTTGTAACCAATCCGGGCGGCGAGTTCCTTTAAGGTGAGAAATTCTCCCACTAAGTTCGTTCTTGTTACCTTAAAATGTAATATATTTTTCAAAAAAAGCACCATGAAAATTCTAAGCAAGGGAAATCTTTCAAAGATCGCGGATTCCGCATTCTTCAAGGACAGCGAGCTCGCCGTCGGTTGGCCTGACGGCAACAAGACCGCCGTCTATTACGCCGCGCAGAAAAACGGCGGGAACATGAAAAACGGGAAGTCCATCCCTGCCGGGAAGCCCGTATCGCTCGCCATGGTCGCCCGAACCCTGAACTACGGGCGCGAGGCTGGGTGCACCGTTTCCGGCCACCGTTATCCTGCCATTCCGCCACGTCCGTTCATGGAACTTGCATCCGCCAACTTCGCAAAGAAGGCGGACGCCATACTCCGCAGGCTGCTCCCCCGTTACATTTCCGGGCAGATGACCGCCCGCCAGGTGTTCGAGTTCCTCGGGCAGAAAGGTGTCGACGAGATCAAGGATTCCATGCGTAACGGCCCGTGGGTCGCCCTCTCCCCCTACACAATCGCGAACCGGCGCCATGGCGGCGACAAGCCTCTCATCGACACCAGCACACTAGTGAATTCGGTCTCCTTCGAAATCCGCAACAAATAAAGTCTAGACGGTTTCCGCCTTTCTGTGCGTGAATCCTTCCCATCGCGCGATGATGTAGGCGCACCGTTCCGGATCGGACTCCACGCAGACAGCCCGCCTGCATCCCATTTCGGCCGCCATCAGCGTGTCCCCGTCTCCGGCGCACGGGTCGAACACGGTCCTTTCCGGGATCGTGCTGTTCTTTATCGCCTCGCCAGCAAAAAGCAGGTATCTGGACGCGTCTTCCGTATCCTCGAAATCCCACACGTCGCTCTTGTTGCGTTCCTCGATGAAGTAATGCCCGCGCTGGGAATTCCACCCGTAAAGCCAAGCGCTGAAGCTATGCTCCACGCAAGGCCCCGGTTCAGCCCCTCCATGGTTGACGATGAACGTGGACCAAACTCCACCCGCATTCTCCCATGCAGGTTTCGCCCACGCCAGGAAACCCGGCTTCAAATGGAAATAGCAGGCGCCTTCGGTCTGCACGATCGCCTGTCGCATCAATCTTTCGGTTCGGTCCCTGTCGTCGAACCATGGACGGGTGATGCATGCCATCGCAGGGCGTCCGTCGAGGAGCTCCGTGTTCGTCGCCCCGTCCGTCCCGTCCATGCAGGCGAGGGTATGGTTCCCGAGCTTCCATACTTCGCCGGGTTCCACCTTCCGCAGGTTCTCCGGAACGCACCGGTCCGACATGAGGTCCACTTCGAAATCGTCAAAGTAGACCTTCAGCTCGTCCGCCCCGAAACCGAGCAGGTCCAGGCTGAATTTTCCCTTGATGGACTTCAGTTCCTCCTTCAGCCGTCCGATGTTCCATGCCGTACCTGCCCCGACCTTATTGTCGGCGAGCCTGTACGCTCTCGCCTCGACAGGTCTCAAGTTCCCGATGCGGATCACGGGCACCGTTTCGAGCCCGAGCGACCTTGCCGCCATGTACCGGGTATGCCCTGCCAGGATGACGCCGTCGCCGTCCACGAGGATCGGCGCCTGGAATCCGAACGTCCGGATGCTTTCGGCGACAGACGGGACCGCCTTCTCGTTCTTTCGAGGATTCCCTTCGTACGGGTGGACGTTCCCGATCGGCTCTTCGGTGATTTCGAGCCGAGTATTTTCGTGGCTATCCATGGATTTCACCTGGTCCATGTGGATGATCGTCTTCCGCTTAGCCATTCTTTTGTTCCTCCGTTTCGGGTTCTTCCATATACGCGTCAACGCCGAAGTCGGAGCGGAACCTCTCGACGATCCTGTCGCAAAAGACCGGAGAGAACTCCATCGCGTATGCGGTCCTGTGCTGTTTTTCGGCGGCGACGAGAGTCGTTCCCGATCCTCCGAAAAGGTCAAGGACGACATCCCCCTTCCGGCTGTTCTCCCTGATGATCTCCTCGAAAAGAGGGACGGGCTTCATCGTCGAATGCAGGACGGACTTGTTCGGCTTCCGGCAGACCATGAGGTCCGTCATCTTCTTCGGCGGTTCCGGACGTTCGTCGCCCGCCCATCCGTACAGGTAAGGCTCGTATTTCCTCTGGTAATCGCTCCGGCCGAGCGTGAAATGCGTCTTTTTCCAGATCCCGAAAAAACCGAAATGGCCGCCCGCCATCGTGAACCCGTTATACAATGCGGAAAGTTCGGAGCTGCTCATGAAAACAAACGCCGGGCCTCTCGTATGGTTGACCAGCGACCTCATGCAGTCGAGCATGAAGGCAGGGAAGCCGTCGCCCAGGTTGTCGTTCGCGATCTTGTCGGTGCACGACGCGCCTTCGTAGTCGACGTTATAAGGCGGATCCGTGACGCAAAGGGAAGCCGTCGCCCCGTCCATGAGCCTGGAGACGTCCGCTTCCTTGGTGGAATCCCCGCACATCAGCCTGTGTTTCCCGAGATGCCAGATGCATCCCGGCTTCGTCACCGTCTCCGGTTCTGTCTCCGTCCCTTCCTGGGCATCCTCTTCAAGGTCGTTGATGGTCGGCACGTCGAAGCCGAGCGCCTCCATGTCGATGGATCCGCCGATCGCGGCAAGCTCCGCCTTGAGCTTCTCCTTGTCCCATTCCGCGAGTTCCGCCACCTTGTTGTCGACGACCCTCAGCGCAGTCGCCTGGTCTTCCGTCAGGTCGTCCCGTACGATGCACGGCACCGTCGGGAGCGCAAGCTTCAAGGCCGCCAGGTATCTCGTGTCTCCGCAGATGATGACGCCGTCCCTGTCAAGGATGAGCGGATTCGTGAACCCGAAATCCTTGATCGAAGCGGCGATCCTGTGGCATGTGCGCTCATTGTTCCTCGGGTTGTTCGCATACCGCCTGATCTGCGACAGCGGCATCTCGACAATTTTCATCCGTAACCTCCGATAAAATCCTGATTTCGATTTTTGCGCCCCCGTTCCCCTTCCTGAATTCGCCACGGCATGATTCCTCCGCCACGATGTCCCAGGAGTCGTCCTTGACTATCCCGGAATCCACGAGCAGGTCGAGGACCGACGCCATCTGGTTGTTGTGGTCACGGCGTCGCCTGTCAGCGTGATAGAACGTGCAGTCCACCCGCAGGCGCATGCCCAGCGGGATGCCTATGCGCCCCGCCTTCTGCATGGCGATTTCCGCCATTGCCGTCCGGTGCCACCGTTCGTGCGCCTTCGACGGGAACGAGCGGAGCCGTCCGCCCGCCATCGCGAGACGCCTGCTGTTCTTCTTGCTAGGGACCTCTCCCGGAATTTCAAAGGCGAATGTTTCGGTCATGCGCGGCTCACTTGAGCAGGATCTGCCCGCGAGGAGTCTGCCCGGACGCACGGAACCCCACGTGCATGAACCGGATGCGGGAACTTTCGACTCCTGGCTTTTCCGTGTACAGGATGAGCTGGTCGATGCCCAGCGAAAGGAGCGACTCCCGGCAGATGGCGAAGAGCTGTCTGTTGCCCGATTCCGTGCCGTCGTAGGCGCAGATGTCGGCGGCGAGCCCTTGGGTGTGGGCGGATGTCGGAACGCCGCCCACGCGCTCGTTTACCGCCTTGGAACGGAAGGCGCAGTTGACCCGCACCGCCTTGCCGAACTTCTCGCGGATGGTGTCGAGCCGGTTCGCGGTCACCATCAGGTTCTCGACCTGCTCCCAGGTCGTCGGGCGGTTGTCGAGGCCGGTGTCCGTACGGGTCATCTCGGCGAAAGTGAAAAAGCGCGGTTCCGCGCAAGTGAAGTACTTATCCATCAGTCCGTCTCCATCTTACAACGGCGCGGCTCTTCACGCAGAACCCGTCGTTGCCCCAGTGGGACTTGCCACCTGCGAAGATCTCGATCCCCTTGTCGGCGACGCCGGCGAGCGCGCGGGACATTCCCCAGCAGCGCCACATGCCGCGCAGGATGTCGTCGCATTCCTCGCGGGAAAGCTCCAGCGGCGGAGTCCCTCCGGTCAGCCCCGGCACGAGCCCTTCCATGATGTAGAGCACGTCGTGCGCCGTCGGGCATGCGTTGTACCGGTCGTCGCCCTCACGCCAGTTCGGGACGAGCAGCGTCGCGGGCCACTTCGTGGAAGCGCCGTCCGTCTCGAACCCGTCGAGCAGGCAGATGCTGATGACGCCGCGGAGCGAAGAGCCGTCTGCCATCCTCCGCGTGAAGTGGATCCACACCGTCGCAGGCGCGACGAAAAGGTACGGCCTGGATTCGGTCGTGTGGAAATTTGACGCCGAGAAACTGTCGACGGTGATGCGGTTGCGTCTTGTCATTTTCCCTCCACTAAGTCAAAAATGGATCGTGATCCGTATCCCGATCCTTGCCAGCAATTCAAGAATCTTCTTCATTGTCCTTGTCCTTGCATACGTCATCGATGCCGTCGAGGATGGCCTGTCCGATCAAAGCGGCCCCGAGAAGACCGAGCCCGGCGACGACCACCGCCGTCGCGATTGCGATTACGAATTCGAGCATCCCTCAAGCCTCCTTCATCTTGATGAGAATGTCGAGCTGTCCGGAAAGAGTAGCCACCCCTTTGTCCACCTTGCCGACCGAATTCCGGAGGTCGTCGACCTTGGAGTCGAGCTTCTCGAACTTGTCGTTTCCATCCTTGAGGCGCTGAATCGTCAGCGCCTCGAAGGTCTCCCGCGCGGAGCGTTCCTCGATGATGGAACGTTCGAGGCGGTCGAACCGTTCGGAGTATTCCTTCTGCTTCTTTTCGCGGTCCTTGCGGATGGCTTCGGTCGCCTTCTGCCCGTCCTGCAATCGCGGCAGGATCTTGTAGAGACCGAACCCGAAGAGGGCGATGCATACGAGCACCGCGAAGGCGGGAGCCCCGATTACGTTCGCGATTGTCGTCAGTGTGGCTGCGTTCAATGGCTGCTCTCCTTAATCGATCGAGAACCAGCTAGAGGAACCCATCCCGATGAACATGTGCGCACCGTGGACCGGAATCGTCACGTTCCCTGTCGTGCAGGTCACCGTGATGTCGTACTGGTTGTTGGTGTTGCAGACGATCTTGATTTCGCCTTCGGCGCCGCTGTACGTCGCCAGGTCGAATGTCGAGTCCGCCTTGAGGACGGAATACAGGGCGCCATTTCCTGCCATAAGCGTCAGTTTTCGTATCGTCGTATCCCCAAATACGGCTTCTCCCACAGCCGTCAGCTTTTTGGAAGCGCCCACGGTAAGATTGCCGTTGACGCCTGCATCGCCGCCAATGATTGCGCCATTCGTGACGTTGAGGGAGTCCGCGTGCACCGAGCCTGTGGCGGTCATCGATCCGACCGTATAATTGCCTGTCGCGTCGATCTTTTCCGGAGTCACGTTGCCGTCGATGATCTTGCTCGTACTTACGGAATTGTCCGCAAGGACCCCGTTGCTGACGGCACCTCTCGCAATCTTTTCATCCGTGACGGAGGCGTCCGCCAGTTTGTTCGTCGTCACTTTTCCGTTGCCGATGAATGCGCCGAGGGCGCGCACAGTGGCACCGTCACGCGTGATGTTGGACACCGAGAAGAACACGTCGAAATTTCCTGAATCGGATCCTTGGAAGAATGCCGGAGCGAGATAACGCTTCTTGACTGTGTCCTGCTCGTCCACGAGCAGCGTGTGCGCGGGGTCGCTCGCGAAGAGCGCCTCCAGCGAAATCTTTCGGTCGCGGTCGCTGCCAGTGCCCTGCACGAGGTAGAGGTAGTCGGTTCCGGAGACGTTTTCCGCATCCGGTTTTTCGAGCAATGTCGTGACGTTTTCTGCCATGATTATACCTCCCTTGCTTCATCGAGCGAAGCAATAAGCCATTCCTTGACTTCCGCCAAGGATTCGGTTTCCGCCGTCAAGCCCTGTAAAATTTCGATAGCCGTCCCGAAATACCCGCTGGAAATCAGCGGCAACAGCTGGATAAACGGGAGCACTTCGGAGCTGTCGATTTTCAGAAGCTTTTCGTGCAAGTCACGGTCAATGGCGGGCGCAATGGCGTAATTCCAGTCTAGTCCTTCGTTGTTGCGTGCCATGCACTGCTTCTTGCAATCTGTCGATTCCAGATACTCGTTTCGTGAATACATCCTGTTCTCCTATTCCTATACAAGGCTTGCCGCGCCGAAAGTGACAAACGGGATCTTGTCCGCCCTGCCCATGGCGCTGTCGACGGGCAGGAATACAGGCTGCGAGACCGTGCCTTCGAGGTTCTGCCGGAGCGAGTAGTCGTACGTGTAGTTGTACGTGTCATGCCGATCGAGCGCCGCGAGCTGGAGCCCGCAGGTCCATACCTGGATGATGTATCTCGTGTTGCGCTTGATCGAGAGCGAACCTTCCGTCGTCTCTTCCATGTCGACTTCGCAAAGTTCCTCACCGCTCTGGAAATCCACGCCAAGGAAACGGAGACCGCTCTGGCCGAGAAGGTTCCCCTGCAGGTCAAAAATCCCGACGTTGAAGCAGGGAGCAGGGTCCTGGAAACTGAGGGATCCGCAAAGTGCAACGTTACACTTCGTGATGGTTCCCTGCGCGTCGGCGATGCGCATGCACTGGTGAACGCTTGCGTTGAGCCACTGGTACGTCGTGAATTCCGTATCGTCCCATGCGAGGCGTTCCGCTCCGCTCTGGAGTGCGTACGATCCGTAGTTCGCGGTCGCACTGTTGACCTGCGATTCGTCAAGCGTGGAGATCTTCGGGTCTGCGGAGTACTCCAGGTTAAGCTGGACGCGGAGCTGGTTGCCGACCGAAACAAAATTCACAAGGTCGGAATCCGAGACAAGCACGTCCTCAAGGAAGCCGGCGTCGGCTCCCGATGTCACCGCCACTTTGCCCGATGCGTCGATTGATACTGTTGCAGGCCCTGTCCAGTTGTCGCTGTTGTCGACCGTGTAGAATGTCATAGCCGTCTGGCTCGTGTGAACGAGCACGATGCGGCTCACGCCATTCAGCGTATTGCTTGTCACCCCGGTGTAGTAAGTTTTCAAGATCGCTCCGCCGGACGGCGCGTAAACAAGGACAAACGTCTTGCCTGCTTCCAGCGCTGCAAGCATGGCGCTGAAAGTTGTCGTACCGGGCGTAAACTGGAACAGGCCGCCACCGCCTCCAAGGTCGGACGCCGGGACGTTGATGTTCTCCCCGTTCATCGTTGCCGGGAAGAGCGCCCCGCCTGCCTGCGCTTCAGCCATCGTCTTCTGTACAAACGAGCTCAGTTTTGCTTCTGCCATCTATGCCTCCGATACGAGCTGCGTCACGCCGTCCTCGGCGACCAGCCGTGTCCCGTCGCTTTCCGCGACGAGCAGTGATCCTGTACCGATGTTGGCGTCTTCCGCCGCCATCAGGAAAAGTTTTCCATCCGCATCCGCCAAAAACGACCCGTCACCCTGTCCGACGGCGGCGCCTGCAATTCCCAGCACCCCTGCCGGGGCGAGCTTGCGCACTTTCGCCTGTAGGATCTGCCTTCCGTTCGGCGTATAAACAAAGAACACCACATCGAGCGGGTCGTCCGGATTGTCTTCGTCCATGTACTGCGGGTTTTCGTCGCCGCTGAGTTCCCGGGCGTTGTCGATCACGTTGTCCGGCGTGCCAGAATTGTCGACCAGGATGTCGGACTTCAGCCGTTGTCTGTAGTCGCTGTCACTCTCGCCCGCATCTCTCGGAAAGTTCCGGAACGAGCCTATGATGTCGAGCCATTCGCCTTCCGCCTCGTCAATGTTCGCCCATCGGGTGAGCCTGTCGATGGAGTCCTCGAACGGTTGGCCGTTCTTGATCATGGCCTGAATCAGGCCCTTAAGCTTCGGACTGCTCTGGTACTGGTCCAGCGCGAGTTCCCAAGCTTTTTCGAAAAGATCGATTTTGCCCGTGTATTGCATCGGTCCCCCTTAGAGGTCGCTAGGCAGGACCGTGATGTTCGCTTCCGGAAGGCTGGCGTATGCGCCTGCACCGACCGCCTGGCGTGTGCCGCTCCAGGTGGAGCCTCCGTCCATGGAGACTTCGACCGTGACGCTGTCGATGCCAGCGATTCCGTAAACCGGGACCGTGATCCGCTGCGGGATGACGTCCTTTCCGACCGTATATTCGCCTTCTGCCCATTCCGCCACTGCAGACTTGATCCTGTCGACGTAATCGTCCGGAAGGTCCTCTTCCTCGTATTCCGTGATCGTGATTCTTGCAAGGACCGGTGTCCCCGCGATGGACGAGAATTTCACCGTATGGGTAAATCCAGCCTTGTCCGTCGCCGTTCCCGAGCTGTTCCCGTGCGAAAGGATGCCGGCAGGCTTGCAGTCCCAGATGAACTGGGCGATTTCGTCCGCCGTAGCGGTCACCCCGTCCGGGACGAATACTTCGAAGCGGTGCGCCGGGATCCCGTCCACGGTCTCGTCCTCTTCGTTGACCTGCAAGGATACGCCGGACGCGATCTTGTCACGCAGGTAGGTGAGCATGCCGTCGTATGTGGCGAATCCGTAATGGTCCGCGCTCTGGATGCGGTCACGCAGTTCCTCGTCGGTCTCGCCTTCGTTTCTTCCGCCCACCGTGATGCTCGCCAGGTAATCGAGGAAAATCCCCGAAGCAGTCGCCGGGTTCATTCCCTGGACGACCACCTGCAAGTGTTCGGCGATGGCGGTATATGCGAAGGCGAAAAGGTCCACCAGCATGCCGTCCGGAGTGGACGGGTCAAGGTCGATATTTTCCCCTTCGCTGTCGAAGATGGCGCGGTAATCCGTCGCCAGCTGTTCCCGGATTTCCACGAAACTTGCGACCGAGACGCCTCCGTTCTGGTCGATTGTCACTGCATTGATCGCCATTAGAAATCAGCCTCCGCGACGCTGCCGTCCTCGCATTCGACGGCGATGGATCCGGAAAGGTTGCGCCCGTCCGTCTTGAGTTCCATCGTCTTGATTCTCCGGACGCCTTCAAGTGCCCGGATTTTCTCTTCGAGGATCCTCTGCGCAAGGTCCAGGTGCGTTTCCGACAGGGTGAGAATCTTTTCGAACCATGGCACCCCGTGGCTTCCGTCGGTGAAGGCTTCGCCCTCGTTTGTCCGTAAGAGGCAAAGGACGGCCTGCTTCACCCGCTTAGCCTGCGGGCGGAATCCGTCCCCGAGGATGCGGGCGATGCCCGTCCCGGAAGCGTTCAGCTCGATGTCGTGCGATGGATTGAGCGCCAGTTCGTTCATTCCCCGAAATATAGACCAGCCCGAGGCTTATTTCCGCAAACACCCAAAGACACCAAAAAACACCAAAAAACTAGACCGGAGGCGTGGATTTTTGTTTAGATTGATGACGAGGAGGTAACGCCATGAGAAACGAAAATAATCAGTTCACTGAAAGTGGTTGGACTGAAAGTGATTGGGTCTGTGCAATCGTGTACATTACGGTCGTCTTTTGGCCGTTTGTTTTGGCCATTCTTCTTATGGCAATGTGCCCGTTGTTTGCCATTATGTTTGGAGAACCGGAAGCGCTTATAGGTTTTCTTCCTCTTGCATTCCTGATTTTCGTCATCTGGGGCTATCGCAAAGCGCTCAGGGATACGGCCGAAATTGCAAGGCAACGCCAGCAACCGCCACCGAAGCTTTCGAAATGGGAAGAAAAGAAAAAGGCGGAATCCCTCTATAAATTCCCCTGAATATTCAAAAGACGGCCCCGAAGGGCCGCCTTTCTTGTTCCATGGCAAATTGTCGCCTTATTGTGGCGTTCCCGTCGTTCCATCTGGGATTGCGTGGATATGTGTGCTGAGCGAAATGCCGGACAATCCGCCCTTTACGTCGGTTTTCCCCGTCACCGTCCCGTTACTCTCGATGTCGCCTTCGACGGCAAGACTCCCCGTCACCTTGACGCTGTCCGCATCCAGCATCACGCTGTCCGCGCTCACGGTCACGCTGTCGCCTTCGATGGTCACCTTCCCGTCGTCGCCGATCGTGACGGTGACCTTGGGTTCTCCGCTGCCGTGGGTCTCCCTGCGTACCGGGATCGCCACGAGACTGTTCAGGTCGTTACCGCCGAACGAAGGAGCCCTAAAAGGATCCGATGCGGCGTCCGCCCAGTCCCCGTCCGCCCATTGGGACTGGTCCCTGCTTCCGGAAACGAGCCACACCGGGTCGCCTGCGGAAAGTGAAAACTTCACGAGCGCTTTCGCCGTCCCAGGCCAAAGCACGGGAATGGAGCGCATCGGTTGGACCGTGCCGCCTCCGGCTTCCTGCTGCAGGTTCGTCAGGCAGTTCCGCACGCTTGGGAGCGCGTCGATTGTCCCGTCCGAATTGACCGCCGAAACCGTCCCCGGGAATCCCGTCTCGAACGTCTCCATATAGGTATCGATCACTTTCCGGATTGTCGCCGTGCCGCTCATTCAGTCACCTCCACCGCCTCGCATTCGACCGTGAAGTCGGAGCCGGTCGTTCCCCCGTTGAATTCCACGCTGTCGATCGAAAAAAGTCCCTGGACAGCCAGCACGCTGTCGTAGGAGTCGCCCGTCGTGCTGTCGAGTTCCACGCGTGCGTTCGGGCAGAATTTCGGGCTGAGGATAGCCCGGAACCTGACCCTTCGCTTTCGGTCCACTTCCTGGACTTTCGGCGCGTGCTCGTCAAGCCTGTATTTCTTCTCGAGCTCCTGGATTCCCGTCATCATGTGGTATGCGTCACCGCCCCCGTTGATGTCGTTGTCGCCCTCGTCGCGGATTTCGGATGCGGAAAGAAGCCCCGTGTCGTAATAAAGAGCGATATGCTCGATTTCCACGTGGTTGTTCTCCCCGAGAATCAGGATCTCGTTGTTGTCGAAGAACGCACCGAGTTTCGCCTCGGGCTTGAGTACCGTCCGGACAAAGTTCTCGAAAACGCCCGGGAAGGATCCCGAAGCCTGGAAGTTGCGCGAAAGCGCCCCGTCGAGCGCTTCAAGGTCCGCCCCGGCCCGCAGGGCGACCCCGGCATAATCCGCCATATACTGGAGGCATTCCCTGAATGTCGCCCCCTTCTGGAAGCGCACGTCGCAGGAAAGCTTCACGAGCTGGTAATAGGCGCCCCTTGCGCTCTTGCACGTCATTGCCGTCACGATGTCGGGTCCTTCCCTGTGGGTCTCCACGCGGGCAATCTGCCCGACGAAAATGTTCCCGACCGTCTCGTCCTCGTGTCCCGCCTGGAGGATCACCGATGCGCCCGTACGCATGACGTATCGCAACGTGTCCGGGCTCGGGTTGTAGAGCGTGATCGTGGCGGCGTTGTCCCAGAACTCGATCGACCGCGTCACCGAGAATTCGATGTCGAGCCCGTCGATTCGCTTCGCGTCTTCCGTATCCATGTTCCCAAGCGCAAAATTCCCGACAAAAAGCCGGACCACCCTTCCGAACGCCATCAGAGCACCCCCTGTTCACGCATCGTCGCGATTTCGTCGTCCGTCAGGTAATAGAGCCCCCACGTCGTGCCGAAATTGTCGAACGTGATCTCGTCGTCGCCCGTCTTTTCGTCCTTCAGGACGGCAAAATCCCCGGACGGGAGCGCCTTTTTGCCTGCCGAAAGGAGCGCACTCCATGGTACTAGAGCCACGCCCAGGTTTTTCCCGTTCGCGCTCTCGAAATCGGCGAACCATTCGCCGGCCCTGTTGTTCCAGAGCAGCCGGATGGCGACGCTCTGCCCGCCTACGTTGACGGATTCCACCATGTAGGCATTGCCCTTCATGTCCGTCGGTACTCTCAGCATCCTGCTATCCTCCGTTTGCGACGGTCGTGCCGCCCTTCATCCGTGCGAGATCGTCGATTTTCTTTTCCGCCTCGATTTCCTCTGCACTGACCTTTCCGTTCTGCTTCTTCCTTGCCGCCACCCGTTCCTGCCATGTCGTCTGCTGTGCCGGAGTCCACGTCCCGCCTTCGCTCGTGCTCACGAATGCGACGGAGCGGATCTCGCGGAGCGTCAGCGTGAACTGGATCGCTTCCCCGTCTTCGGATCCGCGATCCGCCTGGATGCTCTCGATCGCCATCTCGTCATAGATTTCGAGCGCCGTGACAAGCCGGACCGTCCCTTTCCGCTCCGCGATCTCGTTGAGTCTTTTCCATTTATCATCCCGAGCCGTGTTCTTGATCGCCTCGTTCCCGTCCCCGTCCTCGATGGTCACGTTTTCCGGCTTCGTCACCTTCCCGTCCTTGTCGACGGTGAACCCGGAGCTTTTCCGGACCGGATGGTTCGTGAACATGCCGCGCACCGTCACCGAGCGGAGCCTGCGCTGGATGCTGTCGGAAATGACCGCCCCGTTCTCCACGGCGTGATCGGTGATGTCGAATCCGAGCTCGTGCGATTCGTCGATGAGCAGGTCGAAGGGGAGCTCGTCAAGCCCGAAATCCTCGGACTGCGTGAAGAGCGACGCCGGGATGGCTCGCGGAGTCGGCCGGTTCCGTGTCGCCCGCTGGATGTACCCTATCATACGTTCACCGCCTGGTAGCTGTTCATGACCCTGAGCTGGCTTCTAAGGATTTCCGTGAGGTTTTCCTTGACAAGCCTCGAAACGCTGTTGAAGTCAGCGCTGATGTTGACGACCGGCTTTGGGAGTTTCGGCGGTTTCATTCCCTCGCCTTCCTTCTTGCCTTCCTGTCTGGCTTCCTGTTTGAAAATGTCCCAGTACGATCCGGCCATATCCACGCCGAGCTTCTTGGCCGACTCCCAGACTTCGCGATAACGTTCCTTCTCGCTTTCGGTCCATTCACCATCCGCATTGAATTTCTTGAAGGTTGCAATCACGCCCTGCTGGATATTCTGCTGTTCCTTGGACTGCTTGGCGAATTTCTCGGCCTTGTCTCTCTCGTCCATATAATCGAACAGCGTAGATCCGAACCGTACGATTTGCCCGATAGCCCAGCCTACAGCGGCATAGAGGCCACCCTTGAGCGGTCCTCCCAAAGCCTCCGTAAATTTGCCGACCTGTCCTGTTGCCCCATTCATTCCGACTGCCGCAGCCGTCGCGTTCGCCTGGGTCGCCATCGCCTTCATGGCCGATGTAAGGCCAAACACCGACCGCATCACTTCGCCCGATGCATACGCCACCAATCCACCGAGAGCGCCTGTTGTCAAATATACGAGATCCGGAAACGGAGCGATTGCTTTTGTCAACTTCGCGAACCACCCACCGATTCTCCCGGCAACGTTCACAAAATCGCCGAGCATCTTCGAGACCCCGGTCCAGTCGATGCTCGCCATCGTCGTGGCGATACCCTTAAAGGCGTCCTCGTTGTTCCTGAAGGCGTCGCCCATGGCTATGCTGAAATTGTCGACCGCAGTGCTGAGAATGCCTTCGAGCGTCTTGCTCCCGCGTTCGGCTCCCTTGTAGAACTTGCCGCCTTCCTGCGTCGCAAGGTTTAACGCCTCGCGGACCATCTCGAACGAAATCTTTCCTTCGCTCATCGCGTCCTTGAGTTCCGCCATGGGTCTACCCCATGCCTCGCTCAGGATGGCGAGCGGATTGAAGCCCGCATTGATGAACTGGAGCAGGTCCTGCCCCTGCAATTTCCCGGCGCTGGCTACCTGCCCGAGGACAAGCCCGAGGCTAGACATCTGGCTCTTGCTGCCCATGGCGATGTCGCCCACCTGCTTCATGAGCTTTTCCGTGTCCCCTTCGCTCACGTTGTACTGGATGAGGCCCTTCGCCAGCGATGCGATGTCGTTCATCGCGTACGGCGTGTACTTGGCATACTCCTCGAGCCTCTTCGTGAATGCGGCGCCCCTTTCGTCGGAACCGAGGAGCGTCCCCAGGTTCGTCCGGAGAGTTTCCGTTTCCTTGAAGTTGGTGAGCCCCGAAGAGAACGCCTTTCTCGGGAAAGCCGTAACGATCCCGGCTACCGACTGCATGCCCGGTAGGGCCATCAATGCCTGCGCCCAGTTCGCGCCTTTCGGAGCCGCTTCATGCGTCTGGGCAACCTTTGGAGCCGTTTTCTGTACGGACGCCACTTTCGTCCCGAGTCCGGAAAGTCCGCGGGTCGCCTGCGTTACTGCCGAGGAAAAATTGAGGAGCGCCTTGGTGGCGTTCCGTTCGGCATGCACCATGGAAGAAAGGGCGGTGTTCCCGCCCTTCGACATGGCTCCCATCCCGTTGAATGCCGCCGGGACGCCGAATCCAAGTTTGAGCTTCTTGAGTTCGGACTTTAAGGCAGCCTCGAATCCGGAAAGGTCCGGGACCGCCTTGATCTTGAATACATAATCTTCAGCCACGTTCAGCCTCGTTATTCTTCTCGTAAAGCTTGCGCCATGCGGACCTGTAATCCTGCCGCATCTGTCGTACCGCCATGAAGGCCTGCATCCTGTCGAACGTCCAGTTTTCCTCGATGTCGGAAAGCGGGACTTTCGCCTCGCCTACGATCGCCCAGATGACGAAATCATCGGAGGCGCTCCCTTCGAGCGTCCCGATTTCGCCCAGTTCCCCGCCGTCTGCGGCTTCTTCGGCAATGAATGCCGCAACGTACGGGTTCGACCCGTTCAGGTTCCAGCCGAGCCGGTTTCCCCCTGGGCTGTAACGAAAGGGGTGAGACGTTCCTCGCTCCAGATCCGGATGAGGATCCCGTAAAGTTCGGAGCCTTTTCCCCGGAATTGTTCCGCGATGGCGTCCATGTCCGCAAGGCGGACGTGCTGCTTCCCTTCCGTCAGCACCGTGGTGCGGTTGAAGGTCGTCTCGACAAGCCATCTGTATTCGTCGTCGGAATAGTTCGCGAGTTCTTCGGTGACCGCTTCGTAAAATTCGGCCTCGTTCTTGCTTCCCTTGCGGGAAACTCTCGCGAACAGGGCGGTCACCTTTCGGTCGAGGTTCATCGCCTCGAATCCCGTGTGCGGCAACGCCTGGTATTTTTCGCCGTTCACTTCAAAATCGATTGGTTTCAACATGGTTTACCTCTGGTGTTTTTCCGGTTATGCGCCTTCGAACGCGAAGTCCGCGTAGACGTCGAGCGTGATGGTGCGTGCCGTGGTGGCGCGTCCCTTCGTGGCGTCGCCCATGGAATTGATCCATGCCTGTCCCATCAGCACGTATGCGCCGTTGAGATCGGTGATGGCGAACGGGTACGGTCCTGCACCCGTGCGTTCGTCGGCGATGCGCAGCGCTTCGATGGCGTCGATCTGCGGGCTCGTCTGCATCATCGGGAGCGTGACCGTGTAGAGCTTGCGCACCATGCGTGCGCGTTCCACGGCGCCGTTCGAGCCTTCCACGACTTCGAAATCGTTCCCCTGCTTCGTGACCGTCGGGTCGCCGTTGAAGTCGGTAATGGCCACGCCGTTCAGGGCGATGTTCACTTTGGTGTGGTCGTATGTTCTTACTGCCATTTTTCATTCCTCCCGTTAAAGGGTGACGTTCAGCTTGACCGTGTTCACGGTGTGGATCGAGTTCATGCGGCTGTATCTGCCCGAGATGAGCGGCAGGTTGCGCTTGCGCACGTCTTCCGCGTTGTTTTCCTTCAGGTAGTCGTAGGTCTTGTATTCGACCTCGAAGCCTTCCATGATGTACTGTCTGTCGGAGCCTGCCGCCTGCGTGAATACGTTCCCGATGGCTGCCGCCACGCTCTGGATGCCAGTATCGTCGTAGGTGACGCCTGCACCGTCGTTCGCTTCGCCGAGAAGCGCGAAAATCTTGGACTGTACGTTGAAACGGATCCAGTCGTCCTTGATGACGTTGTCGATGAAGGTCTTCGGTCCGTTCGCGCAGGTGCCCATGAAGACGCGCTTTTCGCCCGCCACCTTGGTGTAGATGTTGATGCCTGCCGCGATCGCAGCCGCGTAAGTGGTCGGGGTGTAGCTGTCCGCAGTCATGCCCTTCACCTTCTTGTGCGCAAAGGTCCCGCGGGCGGAATCCGCAGCGCAACGGATGGCGACAAGGGCGGCCGCCAAATATTCCGGATTGTCGTCCACTTCTTCGACGTGCTGGTAAATGGCGACACGGTCGACGTCCATGTCGTTGAGCGCCGCCATGAGTCCGGATGCGTCCGGGACCTGGACGTGCAGGATCTTGTGGTTGTCGGAGAGCCATGCCTGAAGGCTCAAAAGTCCGGCGGACGTCGCCTCGTCCTGGAACGTGACGATGTGGTAAAAGTCGAGCCCCGCCTGTGCGGCGGCCACGATGGCGTCCTGCAATCCGGCGAAAGAAGCGCAAGGGATGACAACCAGCTTGTCGGGCATCGACTCCTGTGCATAGATGTTTTGGGCCATGCCGTAGAGCTGGCTGTCAGTCCCGAAATCGTCGCCGATGCTGTCGAGATCGGCGTAGACTCCAGCGGAAGCGGTGGATCCGTCGCCAGCCTTGCCGACGAGGGCCATGGTGTTCACGTCGGTCGTCTCGACCGCGCTCACCGCATCCTGGATGGAAATGTTCACAATCTGGTCGATAATCTGGGCCATGATCTTATTCTCCTGTTAAAGTAAAATCCACGGTATCGATCTTCGGTAGCGCCGCCTTCCTGGATTCACCGAAGTTCACCCGGAACGAGGCGCGCCACTGCCTGATGAAAAAGTCGCCGTCATAGCTGTCGAGCCGGATGATCGCCGACGGGTCCCATACGGTGAACCCCGCCGTCTTCGCCGCAGCGATGAACTCCGGACATTGCAGGTGCTGCAATGCGTGTCTCAGGTTGTCCCCGTCGCCCTCCACCTCGGTGAAGTAGAGCGTCGCCACGTCGAAAAAGCCGTATTCCCCGTTTTCGCCCGGAGGCGGCGTCATCCGGTTCCCCTGCTGTTCCACGCCCTCCACTCCGACGGCCATGTAGTTGCCGACAGGCGCGGGCTGGTTCGTCGGCACCTGGATGAACGGGCAACCTTCGAATTCTTCCTGCGAGTTGAAATATCCGCAGATGCAGTCTCGGATTCCCTGCAAGGTCATGCTCCCCCCTTCAGGAAGTCCGGAATCTGCGCCGCCGGCACTTCGGAAGCGATATACTTCCAGTGTTTTATCGGTCCCAGGTTCTGGAACGGCAATTCTTCGGTGAGTTCATAGACCCGCCCGGCAGCGCTGACCACCCATCCCTGGGTGTCGCTCAGCTGCGCCCTAGCGATGAGGCGTTCCGATGCGTAAATCTTGACGACTCCGGTGTTCCGGTTGCCCTGCGAAAGGGCGAGCGCCTCTTCTCCCGTCACGCTCTGGATCGTGCCACGCACGACCCTGCTGGAAGCCTCGACATCGAGCGGTCGCCCGTTCGATCCGAATCCAGGCTTCGGAGCAGTGTAGAACGTGAACTTGCGGTTGAACGGCGTCGTCATCAGAGCACCTTCCTTGCCCCGCCGCAGAAATGGCGGACCCGCACGCGCCCGGTCACTCCCGGACGCACGCTGTACTGCTTCAAAAGGGCCAGGTACTGCTGACCCCAGCTGGTGCTGGAGAGGTCGCCGTCATCGTCCGACGATCCGGAAGCGTAGGAAACGGAGATGTCGCCTTCCTTCTTGGAAGCGATCCTTCCGGCGTCTCCGTCAGCCCCGCGTCCTTCGAGCGCCCCGATGTGGCTTGCCATGAGCGCGAGCGCATAAGTGAACGCGGCGCCGAAATAGCACCGTCCGACCCTGAACTGGGCCATGGCGATCCATGTCTCGCAGCGGGAATCCGCCACGAGGTCGGGGTGCATGAACCCCTTCACCTTCGCCATTTCCTCTTCGGTCAGACCTGCCATCGGTTATTCCTCCGTGTCGCCTTCTTCGTCCTTTTCGTCGTCGGCTTCGCCGTCGTTTTTCTGCTTTTCCTGCTTCTTGACGGCGTCGGACCATTCCTTGTCGAATTCCTTGATCTTGCCGCCCTGCTTCTTTGCGGCGTCCTTCACGCCCTTGACCTTCGATGCGGCAACCACGGCGTCGAGCGTCGTCTTCGTGTAGGAGTGCGCGATCGCCTTCTTGACGTCCGCCGCATTGGATTCGTCCACCTGTTCCAGGCGTCCGTCTTCGAGCATTTCCTTGATGGTCGGGTGAGTCAGGTCGAACTTGTCGTCCACGACGTTCGTTCCCGGGATGAGCATATGTTCGCCGTAGAACACGGCGCGGGCTTCGTTAAAAATCAGAATCATCGTTAAACCTCTCGAAAAAAAGGCAACCCCGGAAGAGCCGCCGCCGAGGTCAGGCGGCGAGCCCCACCAGAGGTTTACCGGTGTTGGAACTTATACCCCGTCCGCGTAGACCACGGACTTGAGGTTCTTGAAGATCGTACCGCCGCAGCGGGCGTAGCACGGCACCTTGTAGTGCAGGGCGCGTTCCTGTGCCTGCTTCTGGCGGAACGGGATCGGAAGCAGGTACGCGACGCACTTGCGGTCCTTCTTGTAAAGGACTGCACGGTCCTTGTTTCCGTTCGCGCTCGCGTTGTGGAGTTCTTCCACTTCCGCCCAGTTGACGATCTGCGGGAACGTCTTCTTCAGCCATTCGAGCATGGTCGTGGAGTTGTTCGCGTTGAGCGGCGTGGTGGCGATGTAGGCGTAGTCATCCGGCGCAAGGAGGAGCGAGTCCGCCTTGACGGTAGCCTTGCCGGCATCGTTCGCCGCGAGCTTCTTCTGGGCGTTGATCATGCCCTGGATCGTGGCGGTCACGCCTGCCAGGTCGCGGCCCTTGAGCACGGTTCCGGAATCGGAGCCCGAAGCCGGCACGTACATGGTCACGTTGCCGTTGTTGATGAGACCCTGGAAGCCAGCCTTTGCGTCGCCCTTGAGGATCGTTTCGTCCACCTTTTCGTCGATCTTGACTCGTGCGGATTCCGCCGCGTCTCGGTCGATCTGGGTGCCGATGGCGAGCCATTCGTTCAGTTCGGTTTCCGAGAAGCTGTAGCTGTCGGCGATGGTCTTGATTTCCACGGCCTTTGCCTGGAGGAAACGTTCGACCGGCGGCAAGTCTTCCGCGTAGTCGCTCACGAACTTGGCGTAGCCGATTTCGGTCACGTACTTGTACACGTAGGTGCGAACCCATTCCTTGAGGTTGGTTTCGGCAGGTACGAGCGTGGTTGCCGTGAGGTCCGCACGGTCAAGGCCGTAGATTTCGTTCTGGATCTGGCGGAAAAGTTCACGGATCTTGACAATCTGTTCATCATTGAAGATCATTCGTCATCCTCCTATGCGATTTCGAGTTCTGCAATGCCGTTTGCAGCCGAGTTGGATTTGAACACGCCTCCCGCGATTGCAGTGCCCGAGTCGTCGGCCGAGAAGTTGCCTTCGTCATCGACGTAAGCGGCCTGGTTCGCGAGCACTTCGCCGGAAACCTTGACCCAGAGGCGTCCCTTCTTGACGACGTTCACCATGTCGCCTTCGAAGTATTCGTCGTTGATGGTGGTGAGCTGAGCGATGCCGATGAAGAAGCCTCCAGCGACAGCGGCCTTGCCTGCGGTCGTTTCGGTCTTGGCGATGGTGCCGGCAGTGGAGCTCTTGTCGACGGCGAAAGTGTCCGCATTGGCGGCAGCTCCCGCGGTGGAAGCGGTGATGGTCACCTTGGCGCCGGAAGCGGTCGCTCCGTAGTTTGCGTCCGCATCAACAGCGGTAGCGAGAGCGGTGGCAATGCCTGCCGCTGTCGGAGTGGCCGGAGCGGTCACTTCGTACTTCGTACCGTTGATGCTGACCGAGAACTTGTCGCCTTCGGCAACGGTGCCGGCAATTTCGACATCGACAACGCGGGCGACCGCTTCGGAAGCTTCCGGCTTGTTCGCCCAAACGTTGCCCGGTTCGCCGATTTTACCCCAAAGGGCGAAGCCTCCGGCGAGCGCCTTGTCGTCCTGCATGACGCCGGTTTCGATGCTGTGGGGGACAAACGGGAAAATGAGTCCCGGTTCGCCCTTTGTGCTGATGAGTTGCAGAGCCATCGGTTAGCCCTCCTTCTTGATGTTGTAAGTTCTCGCCTTCATGGCCTGGTACGCCTTTTCCGGGTCGTTTTCGTCGGCGGAATCCTGGAACTGTCCGGCGAGCGGGTTCGCGGCCTTCTTGGCAGGCGCCTTGGCGACCATGGCGACGGCGGAGTCGTAAGCCGCGTCACGGTACGCTTCGGACTTGCCTTCGAGGGAAAGGCCGGAAACCTTCGCCACGACGGCGGCCTTGATTTCGCCGACCGTCATTTCGTCCTTGAATTCCACGCCGTGGTCCTTGGCAAAGGACACGACGGCGAGCTTTTCCTTGACCCGTTCGTTGATCGCGGCTTCGTCGACGGCGGCATCCTGCATCTTCTTGATTTCGGCTGCCTGCGTGTCGACCTGCGCCTTGAGCTTTTCGATCTGGTCGGCCTGGTCCTTGAACTTGGCCTCGTATTCAGTCTTGGCCTTTTCAGCAGCGTTTAAGGCTTCGTGCACCTTTTCGTCCACTTCGAAGACCGCCCCGTCCAAAAAATGTTTAACCATCTTGGATTCTCCTGTTTTGTTCGTGAAAAATTCGATATCGGCGGAGTCGCCCACCTGGATGGTGACGCCGTCCCCCGCCCTTCCCTTCGTGACGATGGCGAGGTGGTTGTACTTGATGTCCGTCGCGATCTCGTCGTAGTCGCTCCCCTGCCAGTTCCCCGACTGGGCGTAGACGGTGAATTCCCCGCCGCAGCTGACCGCGGCGAGTTCCCCGGATTCGATGGCCTTGATCGTTTCCGCGTCCGTCACCCGGATGGTGATCCACAGGTTCAGGCCGTCGAAGTACGCATCGTTCATGCAGTACCCGACGGAGAGCTTCTTCGCGTTCTCCGGGTCGACCGATTCCGCCGGGTGGCGTCTCGTCACCGGCTGTCCGTTCAGGGTGGAGTAGCTTTCGAGCTTCCCGACTTCCTCGACCGTGCGGAGGCGACGCACCTTCCCGTTCCCTGTCATGTAGGTGAAGACGCCCGCGCCAGTGACGCGGATGCGCCCTTCGAGGTATCCTTCCTTGGTCCGGTGGAGCACGTTCGGCTGGAAAACTGCGATGTCGTTGAATTTCATGAGGAAAAATTTAGGGCGTTTGCGGGCAAAAAGCGCCAAACACCCAAAGACACCCAAAAACACCCAAGGACACCAAAAAACCCGGCGGCAGCGCGGCGGGTCTTTTCCCGGGATCGAACGAAAAAAGGCCCCGGGTATCGCCCGGAGCCTTCCGCATTCAGGATACTGTCATTTTGTCTTTCGTCACGGCCACATTCCAGCGTCCGTCAAAAAGCGCCCTTTTGCGGCCGTTTTTACGGCAGGCGCCCGTCCGTATGGCCGGAACCGAGAAACGGGCTCCCGCACGCCTTTCCGTCGAATTGCAGGCGCCGCCGTGTCATTCGGCGATCTCGCGGGAGATGAGCCTCACGTTTTCGGCGAGCTTTTCGGCGTACACGTCCTTCATGGACTCCATTGAGTTGAGGGTTGTGTCGAGCACGTCCTTGACGGGCACTCCCCTCCCTATGTCGCCATTCGCGGTTCGGAGGCATACCTTGAGCCAGTCGAGCACCTGCTCCAGCGCCAGGCGCTTTCCCTTGCAGATTGCCATCTCGATCTCGGCGAAGTGTTCCGCCGCGACGGCGCGCCCCTTGTTGAACGCCGCCTCGTATTCTTCCTGTGTCATTTTCCCTCCTAGATATTGGCGATAAAAGGACCCCTTGAGGGTCAGGAGGTACGGGTTGGAAGCCAGGATTTGTCCGTCGCGCGCCTGTGCGCGGAAGCGCACACACAACATCAGTATTTTTATTAAAAATCGTAAGATTTTTAATTGAAATGTAATGAAGTGTAATGAAATGAAATGTAATGAAATGGGAATGGGGTTGGTTTGGGCTTGGAAATACCGTGGTTTAACCACGGTATTTCCACGGTATAAATCGAATTCCAAGGAGGACTTTAGTTGGATTGGAAGCTCTGCGCCATGGCCCTTCAAGGCGACAAGACCGCTCCGAACAATCGCCGCGCATTCATCAGGAGTCAACGAAACCTCGCCCTTGATCTCGTCTGCAGCAGCGTTTTTATCGACTCCCAAATTTCCGGAGTGAACAGCTCGTCCACCCTTGCGCCCATTTCAAACATCTTTTTAATGTATTCGTATTTGGGATAAGCCTTTTCGCGCGTCCAATTATTGACGGCGGATGGGATTACGCCTAGAATTTTTGCCAGTTCCGTCTGGCTCATGCCCTTTCGGGTCAAGAATTTCAAAATATCCATATCAACAAAATAAAATTTTTGATTTGAAATCAAAAAAAATTAAGATTTTTGTCAAAAATATCTTGACTTTGTGATTTGTTCTGATTACATTATCATCGTAACTCACAAATCGTGAAAATCACAAGGTAAACATGAAGCAATTATCCAACTGCCAAGTCGGGATCACCAAAGCCGCAAAGCAAGCCTTGGTGAATCTCGCCGCCGAAAGTAAGAAAAAGGTCCCTCTCTCGCAGGGTGCCATTGCGTCTAAGCTCATCCTCTCCGCCAAGGTCGAGGATCTATGGTCCGGAAGATAAACCGCGTGCAGCTCCCAATCGAAGAATTCGGGCGAGAGGTCTACCAGCTTCTTGACAATCCTGAAGCCTGCCAGCGCTGGCTGCGCACATTCCACGACGCGTTGATCTACCGCGTAACGGGCGTGAACTCTTTCGCTGAGGCACTTCTCGCAGAAGCTGACCAATTTTGCGAGAAGCAGCAAGCCCGAATTCGAGCCTACTGGGATTCCAAAAAAAACGCAGAAACCGCAGCTCCCGAAAAGAAGCCGGCAAGGCCTGCGCAGCCGAAGCCTCAGCCGAAACCGCAACCGAAGAAGTCGTTCTACGGCGAATTCGCGAACGTAGCGCTGTCCGACGAGGAGTCCGCGAAACTCCAGGCTAAGCTGGGACCCGCCCGCTTCGAGAGAGGCGTCGAGGTACTCGGCGCATGGAAGGTCAACAACCCGGCCAAGGCCGCGCGCATCAAGTCCGACTACGCCTGCTTCACCTCGTGGGTCATCAAAAGGCTCGACGAGGAAAAGGCGGCGGACGCGAAAAGCCCGAAAGCCTTCGCGGCGTCCGAGCGCGACCGCATGGCGGACATCGTCCGGAACGAGTTCCCCGACGTCATCGAGGAGTTCGGCCTATGATGAACGCTTCCTTCTACGTCAGGAAGGCCATGGCCGTGTCCGGCAGCGCACTAGACGAAAGCGTGAAGCTGAACGTGCGCTATCTCGTCGTGAAGGCGCTGATGACCAGGTGCTACATGCTGGAAAACCGGCAGCCGCCTTCGAACGAGGTCCTCGCCTTCCAGGTACGCGAGATCGCTTCCCTGCCGTGCGCCTGCCGCACCTTCCGCAGGCTCTTCGACGAGACCGTCGACACGCTCGCCGAAAGCGGGGCATTCTCCAAGGTACCGAGCTACTATGACCTCCGCCGTTCGCTCGGCTACTCGAGAGTCCAGCTGGACGACCGCAGGAACTCGGCGATGAAGACCGCATGGCTCCCCGCGCCGTCCGACCGCGAGCTGATGGCGATCCCGTTCGTCGCTTCCGTCGCCGCGGCCATCTCCTCCGGCACGCCGCTCCCGTACAAGGGCGCCATCCTTGGAATCTCTCCCGAAGGCGTGACGTCCGCAAAGCCCTTAACCATAACCAAGGATCCGAAATGAAGAACCAGTCCCTCTACCTTCTCGAAATCAAGACGCCGTCCGGCTACCTCCCGGAAGCCGTCGGAACCTTCCGCGACCTGATCCCGCTCTGCTTCGGCAGGGTCGCCCGTTTCACCAGCCTTTCCGGAAAGGCCGAACGCGCGGAGGCCGCCCGATGATCTACGAATCCGGCACCGCCTCCGTGGTGCTCGAAAAAGCCGACGGAGAGCCCTTCGTCCACGTCTACGGCACGGGCATCCTGTCCACCCGGCAGGCCCGAGCCATCGCCTCCATCGACCGCCGCGTCGCGGACCCGTCCGTCGCATGGAACTGCATCAAGTATCACTTCCCGGGCTTCATGCCCAAAAACTGAAAAAAGGAGTCAACAATGGAAAACACCCAGACACAGAACCTTCCCGCAAGCGTGAACGCCGGATCCTCCCTCGTCACGCTGGATTCCATCTACAAGATGGCCGACACTTTCGCCAAGTCCCGCCTGTTCGGGTTCAACGACGGCGCCAGCGCCGCCGCCGTGATGCTCGTGGCGCAGGCCGAAGGCATCAACCCCGTTCTCGCCATGCAGCAGTACCAGGTCGTGCAGGGACGACCGACCCTCCGCGCCGAAGCCTACCTCGTCCGCTTCCAGCAGGCGGGCGGCAAGATCCGCTGGGTCGAACGCACCGCTTCCCGCTGCGAACTCTGGCTCTCGCATCCGCAGGCGGGCGAACTGACCGTGGTGTGGGATACCGCCCGCGCCCAGGTAGCAGGTCTCGCCAACAAGGACAACTGGAAGAAGCACCCCGTGCAGATGCTCGCCGCCCGCTGCATCTCCGAAGGCGTCCGCGCCCTCTATCCGTCCTGCTGCTGCGGTGTCTACACCCCGGAAGAGGCGGAATTCTTCGAAACCCCGAAGGCATCCAACGGCGGCGCCGGTACGGCCGATCCGACTCCTGCCGGTGAACCGGTCGCCGCCACTTCCGCCAACTCCGCCACGAAAAAGAAGGCAGCAAAGAAGGCCGAAGCCCCGAAGCCTGCCGCCGACGTGATCGACGCGGAGGTCGTGGCTCCGGAACCCGTGCCCGAACCGGAACCGGCCCCGGCCCAGGAACCGGAAGCGCCGAAGCCGCAGAAGACCCGCCGCCAGAAGTTCGCGGAATCCATGGAGACGCTCTGGGCAAAGGCCCCGGACGCCTACGGCGAATTCATGAAGGCCCACGGTTACAAGTCGCTCGAGGACATCCCCGAATCCGACTGGAACCTCGTCTATGTCTCCCTCCGCAACACCGTCAACGCGGCAACCGCAAAGGAAAACGCATAATGAAAAAGGAAATCGTCACCTTCTCCGAAATGGAAGCCGTCACCCCGGTCGAATCCGAAAAGCAGGCGATCGTCGCCATGAAGGCCCTTCTCGACACCCCGTTCGACGAGGAAGCCCAGAACGCCGTCCGTCGCAGCGCCGACGCGATCCACGCCCTGCACCGCCGCCTGGAGGAATATTCCGCCGCCCGCGAAGCCCTGAAGGCCGTCATCGAGGATACCCTCTGCATCGTCGACCTGCCGGACCACTTCAAGTGGCAGAAGGGCGCCGTCACCCGCAAGGTGTCCGACATGGCCGAATTCGCCATGATCGCCGAAGGGAACGGGCTCACGCTCGCCGACGTGCTCCCGTACTGCTCCATCACCGCCAAGAACGCCGCGAAGGCGATCGGCCAGAGCGACGAGGCTTTCGCCGAACATTTCGGCTCCGTCATCGAGGAAAAACAGAACAAGCCGACCCTGAAACGGGTTTTCTAAGGAGGTAAAAATCCAATGGCTACCTATTCCGCAACCGTCGACAAGTCCGTCCTCGCCGAAACGAGGAGCGGCACCCCGTCCGTGCGTCTCCAGTTCCGCACCGTCACCGATCTCGAAACCAAGAAGGCGGTCGAGAACGTCTACTTCTCCGACCTGTGGCTGACGGTGAACGCCGCACCGTACTCGCTCAAGACCCTGAAGGAGGTCTTTGGCTGGAACGGCACCAGTTTCCGCGAACTGAACCATCCGGAAACGCTCCGCGGCAAGTCATGCGAGATCACCGTCGAACCGGAATCCTATACCGACAGCAACGGCGTATCCCGCACCCGCGACCGCGTGAAGTTCATCAATGCCGAGGGTTCCTTCGAGAACCGCACCATCGCCCCGCTCCCTGCCGACGCGGAGAGCCGTTTCGCCTCGACGTACGACTACCTGCTCCCGGGCTCGAACGCGGCCAATCCTGACGACGACCTGCCCTTCTAGGCGGTCCGTCACCCCGCGAAGGGACGGATTCTCCGTGGATCCTTTTCCGTCCCTTCCATCCCGGGCGCAGGCAGCTCCTTCCCTTTCCCCCTTGTGGAAGGATGCGGGTCCGAATCCCGCAGCCCGTCTAGAGCCTGCCATCAGGCACCGCCCCGCGCGCGGACCGCGCGGAATCCGCCGTGGCCACCCCTTTTTCGTTCCTTGTGCAGGGGAGCCTCGGTGCCAAGCGCCCACCATCGGGGGCATGCAGGGACCCGCCGGAGTCGACCCTTCCGGCGCCCTTTCGGAGGTCAAAATGAAAAAGATCGCAGGCATGGATTACCTGGACAGGCGCGAAACCGCCGCCTTCCTCGGCGTCGGCCTCTCCACCCTCGACACGCTCACCCGCCGTTCCCGGAAGGGCGGGCTCGTGCCGCCTCTCCCGTTCTTCCAGCTCAGGGCCAACGGCCCCATCTTCTACTCGAAGGAACGCCTGGAATCCTGGGTGCTGAAACGGACAAAGTAATTACACGAAAAAAAGGAGTCGAAACAATGGAAATCACGAAAAAGGAAGCCCTGGAAGCGAAGAAAATCCTGAAGGCTTACGAATCCCAGAAAAAGGCCGAAAAGCGCGCCAGGCAGTGCACCCTGCCGTGCACCGCGCTCGTGTACGCCTACCTCAAGCGCAAGAACGACGGGTACGGCTACGACGCCTGGGACGCCGATGCACAAAAATTGTATCGGGCGGTCAAGTCCGCGGAGCAGTCCGCGCTGAACCGTCGCCGGAAGGGCATCGTCGAGGCGGGCGAAATGCCGAAGTTCCGCCGGCTGCACTGGACGTCGCAGATGAAGAACGCGCTCCAGGACGGCGACACTGCCTACCTCAAGGCGTGCGGGCTCTCCGCCAGCGCCATCAACGCCATGCGCTGGAAGCTCGCCCATGTATCCGTTGCCGAGGTGTCCGCATGAGCGAGGAACTCGTCACGATCGTATACCGCCAGGACTTCGTCCGTCCCGGCGAACAGCAGAAGACCAAAAAGGAACGCCACGCCATCTACGAGCGCAACCGCAAGAAGGCGACCGCTCCGGACCATTGCTGGGGCTGCCGCTACTTCACCGACTGCTCAATGTCCGAAAGCCGGAACTGCGAGAAATGGAGGCGCGAATGACGAACTTTGAAGCCTGGCAGAAGAGTCTTCCTTCGAGCGAACGTGTCGAAAAGGTAGAAGATCTGATTGTCGATCGTGGCGAAGAATGCAATGACCCGGATGATGATAGATACGTCATCAGGCACGATTGCCGTGTTTGTCCGATCAACGGCAAGTGCGGCAAGGATTACTGGAATGGATGCGTCGACGTCTTCACCGCGTGGGCGAAAAGCGAAGCCAAGGAGGACAATAAATGAAAAAATACAGCGGCCGAAAAATAAAATTCGATTTTCTGGGAAACGGCGTAATCGATTACTACGTGAGTCGCCCCAACAAGGGCGGTCATACCCACAATCACATCTATAACGTCCTGTACCGCTCGACCTTCCATAAAGGGCCGCGGAGCGTGGGCGTGATGAAGCCTTACTATCGGCGCGTCCTGCTGAAAGCAATCGAGCAGTTCGGATACGGCGTATCCAATGGACGGCTAATCCTCCACTAAAACTTCGGCACCGTAGCCTAGCGGTCAGGCGGCTCGGCGGCGAATGGAAGCGCCGCGAGCGGGTCCCGTCCCACTTCCATGATGGGGGCGGCTTTGACGCAGGCTCGCAAGTCTGTAACTTCGCTTGGACTAGCGAAAACAGAGATGACGTAACGGGCTTCTTGGAATCGCTCGCCAAGTTCCCGCAAATCTTCTGCAAGGTGATCCCCGCCTTGCCTCTCTAACCCACAACCAAACACAAAAGGAAAAATACTAATGTCTCTAATCAGTTCTGAAAAATCCATCAAGAATCTTTCCAAGGCTCTCTTCTCCGTCGTCTCCACCGACAAGATTCGCTTGGCTCTCGCCGGAATCCACTACAATGGCGACCGCATCTTCGAAGCGACGGACGGACACAAGATGTTCCGTCTCTTCTTTGACGACAAGGAAGAAGCCGCTCGCACTTGGGCTGAGCTCGTCCGCATCAACCCCGCCTGTAGGGAAGTCTGCGACGGGGCGGACAGACTGCTCGGCAAGGGCTTGACGGAATACGTCCCGTACCCGAACGTGAAGGCTGTCGTGCCACGCATCACGGAAGAATCAGTCGAAGACTATAACTTCGATGATGAACTCCGTGCGGACCTGCTGAAGTCTTGGAGACTCCTCTGTCCGGACGTGGGGGCAAGGTTCACGATCCACCTTTCCGTGTGGAAGAACGGGCTCCACAGCGCAGCCGTCCGCTATGACAGGGGCTGTTGTTACGGGTGGGGTTCCTACACCATCTGCACCCTGCTGATGCCGATCCGCCTCGACGAGTCGAACGAAGCGTACAGCAAGGAGTATGCGATGAAGATTCAGAGCGACCTGCTCGACACGAAGCCTGCCGAAGAACCCAAGCCTGCCGAACCTGCCGAAGAACCCAAGCCCGAAGCGGTTCAGCCGGAACAACCCGCAGACTCCCGTGAACAGAGTCTCGAATACTAAGGAGATTGACAAATGAAAACACTCACGCTTACAATCGCAGAACCCTGGTTCTCGATGATTCGGGACGGAAAGAAAAAGGAAGAGTACCGAGAAATCAAGCCGTACTACAAGAGACGATTCCAATTCAAGAAATTTGAAAAATGTTCTCTGTTCAAATGTTTCGATCTGCTCGTACTCCGCAACGGCTATCGTGCGGACAGCCCGAAGATAACGCTCAAGAACCCACGCATCCGCATCGGGCAGGGTCGCCCCGAATGGGGTGCGGAACCCGGCAAGACGTATTTCATCGTTACCTGGGAGGAATAATGATCTCTCTTAAAGACATCATGCTTCTGGTATCGATCGTGGGTGTCGCCGTGTCGCTGCTCGTCATGCTCTACAAGCCGTGGCTCGGATTCGCGCTCGTCATCGTGAGTTTCTGCTGCTCCATCGCCTTCGCCATCTCCATCTTCAAGGACTAAAAAAAATGAAAAACAAAGAACTTCTCGAATCCTACAAGTCCATGAACGCATCCGCATCCATGGAAGACAAGATCAAGGCCTATCTCGCCGAAAACTGCGCAAAATACGCAGGCAATGAATCCCATTTCTCCGACTGCATCCGGCACCTGACCGAGTGCGCGCGTGAAATCCTTGGGGGCAAGAACGGAAACGTGGACGACGCCGTCTGCTACCGCATCTGCATGGATTACTTCAACGACGAAATGTGGGCCGAAAAATCCGAACCGGAAAAGTCCGAAAAAGCGAAGCCCGAAAAGCCCGCCAAGAAAAAGGCTCCCGAATCCACGGCACCCGTCACCGCCGAAACGGTCAAGGACGATGTTCCGGAAAAGACCGAAAATCCGCAGGCGCCCAAGCCGGAAGAACTCACCCCGGTCGAAACGGACGACACCCTTGATGAAGAACCGGCCGGCCACCGCTATTTCGGCCAGGTATCCATGTTCGACGTGCCGGGGTTCTGCTGATGCATCACGTGAATTTCGACCAGCGCATCCAGCTGGTGGACGGCCGTCTGTGCGCCGTCGCCACCGCCTATTACAAGGACCGTTCCCTCGATGTCTTCCGCACCTTCGACGACGGCTCGAGGGAATCCCGGAATCTCTACTATAAGCCTCTTGCCGGCTATGGCGTCAGCTTCCCGGGCGAAACCGAACGCTGCTATTATTTGTATTGCGGCACCAAGACCGAACTGGAACCGTGGGGCTCCGTGCCCGAAAATTTCAGGCCCTGCCTCGGATGGGACAAGCCGACCGAAAGCGAGAAGGCTCTCGTCTGCGACGCCCACCCGAATTTCCGTTACGTCCTCCAGAAGGCGGACCTCACGATCTCCGAAATCTTCGAGCTGCTCCCGATCTGGAAAGAACATCCCGAAGTGGAGCTCGTCGTCGCCGCAGGGTACTGGAAGCTCGCCACGTCGAAAATCCTTTACAGGCTCTCGAAGCCGACGCTCAAGGCGTGGTTCAAAATCATGCGGGAAAATCCAGGCAAGGACTACGGCCCGGAACAGATCCGCCGTCTCGTGAAGGGCTGGACCGCCCGCATGATCGAGCTTAAGCAGAACTGGCGGTGCCGCGATTTCTGCGAAGCCGAGCTCCGGTTCTGCGAAAAGCTGGACGACCATTCGGTCAGCCTGTACGGCGACTATCTCGAAATGGCGAGAACCGCAGGCAAGGATCTTGCCGATCCGTACTGGCATTTCCCTTCCGACCTGCAAAAGCGCCACGACAAGCTCGTGCGTGAACGCCGCAACGCCGAAAAGCTGAAACAGGCCGCCTTCCAGGCCGAATACGCAAAGGCCGTGAAGAAGTGGCTCGGGAAGACCTTCAACGGGCGTGACGGCTTCTCCGTCTTCGTGCCAGGAAGCGTGAAGGAATACGGGAAGCAGGCGCGCGCCCTGCACCAGTGCATCGTCTCGATGAACTACTCCGCAAAGGTCGTCAAGAAGGAATGCGTGCTCGTCTTCATCACCCTGAACGGGAAGCCGAACTCGACCGTCGAGCTGAAAATCAAGGGGCGCAAGTTCTCCGTCGGCCAGTTCTATGCCGACGAACGGGCGGAAGACATCCACCCGACCGCCGAAGCCCGGAAGGCGTTCCAGAAATGGGTGAAAAAATACAACGTGCCTCTCGCCGCATAAGGAACCAGCCATGCCCGAAAAGAAAACCTTCGACCAGCTGCTTGCCGAAAAGATAGAGGCGCACCATTTCACCCGGACCGTCTGCGAAATCGAGGATCCCGTCAAGCGCAACGCCAAGATGGCGACCAAACGGTGGAAATCCCTGCACCCCGACCGGGTGAAAGCCGCGAACAGGAAATGGGCGGAAGCCCATCCGGAAAAGGTCCGGGAAGCCCGCGAACGGCAAAAGCCAAACATCAAGCGATGGGCCAAGGAGCACCCGGAACGGCGACGGGAGCTCAACCGCAAGCACGACCGGAAACGCGCCAAGGACCCGAAACGCATCGCCTGGACAAAGGAATACCTGTCTCGCGAGGACGTGAAGGAAAGGCGCCGGGAAGCCGACCGGAAACGCAATCGGACGCCTGAACGCAAGGCTTACGAACGCGAACGCGGAAGGCGCCGGAGGGCTGCCGCCAAGCTCGCCAAGGAGCGGAGCGCTGCCGCCTAGCCCACCGAATTCGCCGCCTCCGTCAGGTCCTCCTGCAGGAGGTGGCTGTAGGTGTCCAGCGTTATCTGCACGTTCTCGTGCCGCATCAGCTGCTGGACCGCCTTCACGTTCACCCCCGCCCGGATCAAGTTCGACGCGAACGAGTGCCTGAACCTGTGGTTGCTCGCAACTCCCCCGCTTTTTATAGAGGCCGCCTCGACGGCCTTTTTCAGTACCCTGTTCGCATTCCCTCCCAGCCTGAATTCGGACGCCTGGAACAGTCCCTGTTCAATCCGTCCGTATCTCGCCATTTCGTCCCTGAGCCTGTCGTTCACCGGCAGGAACGCCTGCTTGTTCCCCTTTCCGATCACCTCGATCTTCCCGTCCTTCACCGATTCCGGCCCGATGGCGCACGCCTCGTGGTGACGGAGTCCCGCAAACGCCATGAACGCCCAGAACAGGCGGAACCTTGGCGAAGGCGCGGCGTCTAGGATCCTGTCTATTTCCTCCGGCGTCCAGAAATCCTTCTGCCTTTTCACCAGCTTCGGCCGTGCTACCTTGGCCAGCGGTTCCCACCCTTCTATCTCGTACGTGTCCGAAGCCCAGGCGAAAAACTGCGAGGCGCATCTCAAGAGCTCGCGCGTCGTCTTCGGTGCGTAACGACGCCCCGCCAGGAAATCGGCGAACCCCTGGGCGCGTTCCCGGGTGAAATCCCCGAGCGTGGCGATCCTTGCGGCCTTGCAGAAGTCCTTCAGGACGGCGAGCCGTCCCGTGTATGCGCCGCAGGTGCTCGACCCCGCTCCCTTGCTCGTCTCGACCGACTGCAAGAACGCCGTCATGGACGCGAAAACGTCCCTTTTCTTCCATCCGTCCCTTTCCTCCGGCAGGAATCAGCTGCTTCGTCTTTCATCAGTAAAATCAATGTATGCCGTCCGGATACCGCTTTTTTACCGACAAAAAATTAAGAATCATTCGCCCCCGGCACCCTTCGTCAGGTCGTCGATGGCCTTGTAAAGAAGTTGCGAAAGTGCGGGCTTGTATCCAGTCGTTTTCTCGACAAACGCCTGGTGCCGTACCAGTTTTTGAAAATACGAATCCTTTATTCGCAGGTTCGTGAATTTGGCGTACTGCTTTTCCTTTTCCATTTGGGTGGTCTCCTTCGCAAAAAATAATAAACTGCACTAAAACGGTTCAAAAAAAAAATAAATTAATTGCACTATTATGCACTAAATTTATTACATTATACAATGCAAGTCAAGAACGAAGCAGAGGAGGCTTGACCATGCTCTTTTATCTTCAATCCGATTTTTTCACTTTCG